ATTCAAAAAGGTTTACTCTGGTCATTTCCATCATCGTTCCCATGCAGGTAACGTTTACTACCTAGGCAATCCTTATCAGATGTATTGGAATGACTATGGCGATGTTCGTGGTTTCCATTTGTTTGATACTGAAACTGCTAAGATGCAGTTCATCAAGAATCCTTTCAACATGTTTGAAAAGATCTTTTACAATGATGACACCACAAATTATGCATTAGTTAGTGGTGAAGAATACAAAGACAAGTTTATCAAGTTGATTGTTGAAAAGAAAAAGAACTATCATAATTTTGATATGTTCGTTGAGCGACTCTATCAAATTGGAATTCATGAATTAAAAATTATCGATAATTCTCATGAAGAGATTACACCAACTGGAGATATTGAAGTTGAAGGAACTTTAAATTTCTTGGAAAAGTACATCGATGAAATTGACTATGAAGAAAAGGACAATCTGAAAAACATTATAAATTCAATATACGTTGAGTCACTACAGGTAGAATAATGTACTTGCTAGCAATTAAAGGTAGAGAGAATGAAGGTGCATATGCTCCTCAACTTGGTAGTACTCATATCCTTTATCTTTTTACTGAAGAGGAAGACGCCGAAAGACATTCTGAATTATTGTTAGCAGATGACTACCCAGAGATGACTGTCGTAGAGGTTGAAGATGATGTTGCTATTAACATCTGTGAAGAAAACGGTTATGCTTATTGCATAGTCACCCCTGATGATATTGTAATTCCACCTAAAGTAGATGATTGAATTTAAAACTATTAAATGGAAAAATTTCCTCAGCACAGGAAATAAATTTACTGAAATTGATTTAACCTCACATCAAAAGACCTTAATCATTGGTGAAAATGGAGCAGGTAAATCCACTATTCTGGATGCACTTTGTTTTGGTCTTTTTAATAAACCATTTCGGAAGATCAACAAACCTCAACTGATCAATACAATTAATTGTGGAGATTGTCGAGTAGAGATTGAGTTTACGATTGGAAGTATCAACTGGAAAGTTGTTCGTGGGATGAAACCTACAATCTTTGAGATCTACAAGAATGATAATCTTCTAGATCAAACTGCTGCCGCTGTTGATCAGCAAAAGTGGTTAGAGCAAAACGTTTTAAAACTCAACTACAAATCATTTACTCAGATTGTAGTTCTTGGATCCTCTACGTTTGTTCCTTTTATGCAGTTGCCTGCTGCTGGTCGAAGAGAAGTCATCGAGGATATCCTTGACATCCGAATCTTTTCTACAATGAATTTAATTCTTAAGGAAAGATTTAAAGTTACTAAAGAAGAAGTTAATGATCTTGAGTATGCCGTTTCAATTTTGAAAGAGAAAGTTGATGTGCAACGTAAGTACATTCAGAATCTCAAAGATCAAAGTAAGCATAATCTAGAAGAGAAGCAAAATGCTATCACTGTTCTAGAAGATAATATTAATCTTAAAAAGCAAGAGGTTGATGCTTACATGACTCAGTTGGATGAACTGAAGGTACAGTCCGACAAGTACTCTGATCTCGATAGTAAAGTCAATAAATTACGTGAGTATAATATTAAGTTCTCTAGTAAAATTGATGAATTGACTAAAGAGCAAAATTTCTTTATCAAGAATGAAACTTGCCCAACATGTAATCAGGAGATTACAGAAGATTTGAAACAAGTTAAACTTACTGAGACCACAACTAAGATCGATAAATTTAATGATGCAATTTTTCAGTTGAAGAAGGATCAACTAGAAGTAAACAAAACTCTTTCTGAAAGAAAAGAACTTTTAGATAGTATCAATGAAGTTCAATCTAAAATACGAGAATGTTTTAAAGAAGTTGAATGGAATGAAAAACGCATCAGGGAAATCCTTGGTGAAATAGAATCAGTTAATTCCAGTAATGATGCCATTATTGAAGAAACTGAAAATGTCAAAACTCTGATCGAGCAGGGCAAGTCCCAGGAACTGCAACGTCGTCAGTTGATTAAAAAGCAAACTGAACTTAAGATTGTTGCTGATATTCTCAAAGATGGTGGAGTTAAGTCCAGCATCATTAAGAAGTATCTTCCTGTGATGAATACTTTGATCAACAAGTATCTTCAGGAACTTGAGTTCTATGTCAACTTTAATCTTGATGATACGTTCAATGAAACGATTAAGTCAAGATTCAGAGATGAGTTTTCATATGCTTCATTCTCTGAGGGTGAGAAGATGAGAATTGATTTGGCACTTCTTTTTACCTGGAGAGAGGTTGCCAAACTAAAGAACTCGGTCAATACCAACCTTCTCATTTTGGACGAAGTGTTTGACAGTTCGCTAGATAGTAACGGCACTACTGACTTCATTAACATCCTTCAAAATATTACAGAGGGTAACAATGTGTTCGTTATCTCACACAAGCAGGACATCCTTCACGATAAGTTCGATAATGTGATACAGTTCACAAAGGTCAAGAACTTCTCCAAACCCGTACAGATCAATGAAAGTACCTAACTGGCAGCACAACTCTGGCAAGGATCAGAAGCGGAAATTGAAACCGCAAGCAATGAGGGCACGTCGAGAGGCACTCAAACAGTTTAAAAAGCGTCACATGGGTCGTCCGAAAGGGCGACCTTTTTCTGTATCATATGTCCATACTGATTCGGAGATTCCCGATGTACACCTTTTCCCATGAAGTCAAAGGCAACCTTGCTCGTCTCCTTGCCACTGAAAATCTGATCGTTGAGCACAAGCAAGTTCCTACTGCATCGTTTGACGTTGAGAATCGTGTTCTGACTCTGCCTATGTGGCAGAAAGCATCCAGCACTGTGTATGACCTGCTGGTTGGGCATGAGGTTGGTCATGCTCTGTTTACACCTAACCTTGATTGGCGTGAAGGTGACTACAAGAAAGTTCCACCTTCCTTTGTCAATGTTGTTGAAGATGCTCGTATTGAGCGTATGATGAAACGAAAGTTTCCTGGATTTGCTAAGACCTTTCATAAAGGTTATAAAGAACTTTCTGATGATGACTTCTTCAGCATTGCTGATGAGAATCTTAGTGATATGAATCTGATTGATCGCATCAACATTCATTTCAAAGTTGGTATGTTCGCTGCAGTTCCTTTTGAGGGTGAAGAAAAAGAGTTTGTAGAACTTGTTGAGACCACAGAAAGTTTTGATGATGTGCTTGACGTGTCTAAAAAACTTTATGAGTACATGAAATCGAAATCAGAATCAGATAAACCGATTGATTTCCCTGAGGTCAATGCTACTCCTAAAGAAGGAGCACCTACAGGAAATACTACTGAGATTGAGGTGGATACCCCTGAGCAATCTCAGAGCGATGCTACAGGCGATTCTGGAGGGGTCTCTGAGGGCGATGTAACTCCAAGTTCAGACACTCAAGCATCTTCAAACAAGGGTGGTGAATCCTTTGATGAGTTTGAGTCCCAAACTAATGCTGCATTCGAGGAGAATCAAAAGAAACTGATTAATCATTCTTTGATGGAAACTACTTACATTGAGTTTCCTAAAGTGGTTCTCAATAAACTGATTATTCCTGCTCAAGATATTGCTACAGTTTGTAGTGAATATTATGATAGCGATTTTTTTAATGCTGAAGGAACTTATCGCAAGAGCATCTATGACTCTGCTGTTGCTGATTATCACCTCTATCGTAAGGAAGCTGCTCGTGGTGTAAACTATCTTGTTAAAGAGTTTGAGTGTAAGAAATCTGCTGATGCATATTCCAGGGCAGCAACTTCTCGTACTGGTGTTCTCGACACAACTAAACTTCACACCTACAAGTTCAATGATGACCTCTTTAAGAAAGTGACTATTCTTCCTGACGGGAAGAATCATGGTCTTATCTTTATTCTTGATTGGTCTGGTTCCATGCAAGATGTCATTCTTGATACTGTCAAGCAACTTTTGAATCTTGTGTGGTTCTGTAAAAAAGTAAACATTCCTTTTGAAGTTTATGCGTTTACCTATGACTATGTTAATGAGCGTGAAAACTACGAAGATGACGGTTCAGAAATCCAAATCATGGAAGCTAATACTCTCTATCTTTATCGTTCTTTCCGTCTTTTGAATATGCTTTCCCATAAGCGTAAGAGTGCTGATTTTGAACAAGATTGTCGCAATCTTTGGAAAGTTGCTTACCTGCATCAAAGGCGTGCTTGGGAATGTATTCCACATGGTTTGGGACTTTCTGGAACTCCTTTGAATGAAACTCTGGTTGCTCTTCGTCAGATTGTTCCTGAGTTTATTGAAGAGAACAATCTCTCAAAGGTTAATACTGTTATCCTTACCGATGGAGAATCTGCGGGGATTGCTCGTGTTGCTAAAACAAAAGATTACTGGGATGATAGTAAGGATCGGTTCGGACGTTTGCACATCAATCAATCTTGCCAGATCCGAGATCGTAAACTTGGTCTCACCTATCAACCTACAAATGAGAATACTTGGAAAGGTTCTATGACCAATATTCTTCTTACTAACTTGAATGACAATTTCCCTCAGGTTAATTTTATTGGTATTCGTATTCTTCCTAGTCGAGATGTTCGTGGATTTTTCCAACTCTATCTTGACCAGTACGATGATCAAACCAAACGGCGTTGGTCAAAGGAGCGTAGTTTTGTAATCAAAGACAATGGTTATAGTGCTCTATATGCAATTGCTTCTAACACGTTGAATGAAAGTGATGAATTCAATGTTGAGGATGATGCAACTATGACTCAAATTCGAAATGCCTTTAAAAAGTCCTTGAAGGCAAAGGCAATGAACAAGAAAGTTCTGTCCTCTTTCATCAGCATGGTCGCTTGATGAACTGTCCACTGGGGATCGACTGATCCCCTTTATCCCCTTATACTATGAAAGTCAACAACACATCTCAAGGACAAATGCCCCGCATGTCTAACCTCAACGTCACCGAAGTTATTTCCTTTCTGACCGAAAACTATGGCACCGAGTTCGGTGGCGATGCTGTCAATGCTGCTTGTCGTGAATTCAATGTTTCTTATCCGACCATTACCAAACGACTTGATAAGTACAAAGTTGGTCATGGTCGCTGGAATCTGACTGTGCAAGAAGCACGTCAGCAACTAGAAGAACAATTTACCGATCGGGAAGAAATGAACCTTATCCCCCTTAAAGATGATACTTTTGTCCCGTTCGGGAACTTTACTGATGTAAAGAAAATCATCCAGTCACGCCTATTTTATCCTGTTTTCATCACGGGTCTTTCTGGAAATGGTAAGACCTTCTCTGTTGAACAGGCATGTGCCAAACTAAATAGGGAGTTGATCCGTGTAAACATCACCATTGAAACCGACGAGGATGATCTTATTGGTGGTTTTCGTTTGGTTAACGGTGAAACTGTTTGGCATAATGGTCCAGTCATCGAAGCTCTGGAACGTGGAGCTGTACTTCTTCTAGATGAAATTGATCTTGCTTCTAACAAGATCCTCTGTCTGCAATCTATTCTTGAAGGTAAAGGCGTCTTTCTTAAGAAAACTGGTCGTTATGTCTCTCCTGCTTCTGGTTTCAACGTGGTTGCTACTGCTAACACTAAAGGAAAGGGATCTGATGATGGTCGCTTCATCGGAACCAATGTCCTCAACGAAGCGTTCCTTGAGCGTTTTCCGATCACGTTTGAGCAAGAGTATCCTTCTCCCACTGTTGAAGTGAAGATTCTTGAGGGCATCTCTCTGGATCTTGGTTTGGAAGATCAAGAATTCTGCAAGCGTCTTGCTGATTGGGCACAGATGATTCGTAAGACCTTCTATGAAGGTGCTATTGATGAGATCATCAGCACCCGTCGTCTGGTCCACATCATTCGTGCTTACAGCATCTTTAACGATAAAGCAAAGGCAATCAAGGTTTGCCTCAATCGTTTCGATGATGAAACCAAGCAGTCCTTCCTGGAACTGTACGACAAGGTAGATGCAGATATCCAACTTGACGAACCTGTTGAAGCATGATATACTGAGGGAGTTCTCTCCCTCTTTTTTTATGGACCTGTGGAAAGAGTATAAGAGGACTCTTTACAAAACCTTTCCTGATCTAAAACTAGATCATGTCTGGGCAGATTGGTCAGGGGATACAAACCTGAGAGCAGAAATCTGGAAGAGTCCTCAGTTTATTAAATCCAGAGCAGTAGATATCTGGAGTGAAAAATCAAACATCTACAACACCATCATGTATCCTAAGACAGGAAAGAATCTTCCTTGCTTTGGTATGGACCTGATGGGATTCTTTGAAAAGAAAGTCATCATTGTGTTTGACTTTCAGCATCCTGTGGAAAACTATTTGTTTTCTGTAGGAGACAAACTGCCAAAAGCAGAAGGGACTTTTAGGTTCTTTGAACCTGGGAATCATTTCTCAGAGCATGTCTATGTTCGTAAATGCACAATGTCAGAGGTTAATAATTATCTCGATGACTTTGCTGCCTATTTACAAGTGTACAAAGATATGCTAGAATCTGCTGATCCACAAGGAACAGACGAATCAGAGTATAGGGACTTCGATTCCTATATGAAAAAACTGGATCCAGTGAGTGGGTATCTTGCCAACAATTTTGGCAAGGAACGAGCAGAACAATTCGTAGACGAGTTTCTTTTCCCTTATGGTTAATTCTTGGTCTTTACTTTACGATGAACTAAACATGGAAGACACCCTTACTTTTAATTTGAACACTGATATGATCAATCAATCTCCTTCGACTCCTTGGAAATATAATGAAGAAGAGATTGTTAAAGAACTACTTGAATATATTCGAGGGACATATACCCAGCACTATTCTGCTGGAGATGATAAGATTCAGACCCTTGATTTGATTGAGGCATGTGGTGATGGCGAAGCATTTTGTCGTAGTAACATTCTGAAGTATGCATCTCGATATGATAAGAAGGGTACTGCTCGTCGTGACATTATGAAGATCATGCACTATGCAGTTCTTCTTATGAACTTTAATGATAAGAATGCCGTTCGTGAAACCTACCACCGCTGAGATAATTTATGAAACTATCTGATAAGACAAAATCAATTCTCAAGAATTTTGCTCAAATCAATAACTCAATTTATATTCGAGGTGGCAGCACTCTTGCTACGATCTCAGTAACAAAGAACATCTTTGGTAAAGCAACTGTTTCCGAAGATTTTCCAATGCCATTTGCAATCTATGATCTTGCTCAATTCTTGAATGGCATTTCTTTGTTTGAGGATCCAGAGATTGAGTTTGACAACTCTTCGTATCTTTACATTAAGAGTGGTCGCACTAAAGTAAAATACTTTTTCTGTGACCCAGATCTGTTGGTTTCTCCTCCAGAGAAATCAATTGAAATTTCAAATTATCAGTTTGAGTTTGATCTATCATCCAGTATTCTGGATTCTTTGATTCGCAGTGCAAGTGTTTATGGTCTTCCTGATCTTTGTCTCGAATCTGGTGGCGGGGAAGTTTGTTTGGTAACTAAGGACAAGGACAATGAAACTTCAAATACAGTTTCTTATACTGTAGGTGAATCTGAAGTTCCTTTCTCATTCAACTTTAAAGTTGAGAATATTAAAATTATTCCAGGGAACTATAAAGTTGAAGTTACAAGTAAAGCAGCACACTTTGTTTGTGGGGATCTTGAATACTTCATTGCACTTGAACCTGATTCTACTTATGGAGATTAATGATTGAAACACGTTCTTTTTACTCTGTATGATTGCAATCCTGATCTCTTAGATGACAGGATGTTTATTGAAACATTGTTGTTTGATGCTGCTACTGCATCAGGTTCAAAATTTTTGAATACCATCTCTCATAAATTTGAACCTCAAGGCGTAACTGCAGTTACGCTTCTTGCTGAATCTCATATCAGCATCCACACTTGGCCAGAGGAAGGAAAAGCAGTGTGCGACATTTTTACATGTGGACAGGCAGATCCTATGCTAGGATTTGCAGTGATGCGTTCCAAACTCCAGGCAATGTCATCAGTCCATCATCAGTATGATAGACCCTTCGCAATTAATTGAACTATGAGTCGTAATGAATTCCTCTGGGTCGAAAAGTATCGCCCTAAGAAAATTGATGAATGTATCTTGCCAGAAGATACAAAGAAAACTTTTAAAGAGTTCCTGAACAGCGGACAGATTCCTAATCTTCTGCTTCATGGAACTGCTGGCATTGGTAAAACAACAGTCGCCCGAGCACTTTGCGAAGAACTCGGTGTTGACTATATCATTATTAACGGATCAGATGAAGGAAGAGCAATTGACACAGTACGAAACAAGGTTAAAAATTTTGCATCGACCGTCTCACTTTCTAGTGAGTCAGCGCACAAAGTCATTATTATTGACGAAGCTGACAACACAACCCACGATGTTCAACTCGCTTTACGGGCGAACATTGAGGCGTTTCATGGTAACTGTCGGTTTATTTTCACCTGTAACTACAAAAACAAAATCATCGAACCCCTGCATTCCCGATGTGCAGTCGTTGATTTCTCCATCCCAGGAAAGCAAAAGAAAGTTCTTGCAGGAACCTTCTTCGACCGTCTCAGGTCTATACTTGAGGAAGAAGGTGTACAATATGATACGAAAGTACTTCCCAAAATCATTCTGAAGTTCTTTCCTGATTGGCGTCGTACACTTAATGAATGTCAAAAGTATTCTGTTGGTGGAATAATTGATAGTGGTATTCTTTCTAGTTTGTCTGACATCAAGTTCACCGAACTTACTCAGGCACTAAAAAACAAAGAGTTTACCGTTGTTAAGAAGTGGGTATCTTCTAATCTTGACAACGAACCCTCTCACATCTTTAGGTCAATCTACGATAATCTTTATACGTATCTTGAACCTAGAACTATTCCACATGCAGTATTGATCATTGGTAAGTACCAGTATCAATCTGCTTTTGTTGCTGATCAGGAAATCAATCTCCTTGCTGCCCTTACTGAAATGATGGTGGAGTGTGAGTTTAAATGATTAATTTTCAATCTGAAAGTAAAAAAACTGGTGATGAATTTGAATTGCTTGTTGAAGACAATCTTATTTCTCGTTGTTTAACCATTGTAGATAAAAACCATCACATCAATTCTATTGGGATTGAAGTAGATTATGTTGCTAAGTGTGAAGACGTAATCGAGTATGTTGAGGCAAAAGGTGGTCGTTCTGGCGGAAAGAAAAGACCTGGAGCAGAAAGAACTGATAATGTTAAGAAGGCAATCTGTAATGGTGCTTTATTGAAAGTTTACGATCCTAGTGCTTATTATGTTATTTACTTTTCGGCACCACCAAAACCAAACAGTTATTCGGATGCAATGCTCACAACTGCACTTAATTATGGTTATGTTGATGAGGTGAGGTATCTGTGAATAAAACAACACCACAAACTATTGATTATGAAGTACAAAACCCCTCTTAGGTATCCTGGTGGAAAGTCCAGGGCAATCAAATTCCTCAGCAGTCACCTGCCTACGTTTGAGTCCTATCGGGAACCCTTCCTAGGTGGCGGTTCTATGGCGCTGTATGTGACCCAGACCTTCCCTCGTACTGATGTCTGGGTAAACGATCTATATCGTCCTCTCTACGCCTTCTGGAAGACCCTGCAGCGGCAGGGAGACCGACTCTCTGAAGACCTTAGGGCACTCAAGACAGAACTTGGTGAGAGTCCTCATTCCCATCGTGAAGCATTTGACAATGCCAAGTTGGCATTAAATTCAGAGAATGCCAACGATGAGTATTCATTGGCGTTTAATTTCTATTTGATTAATAAATGTTCTTTTAGTGGATTGTCTGAGAACTCTTCTTTTAGTGAGCAGGCATCTCGTCAGAACTTTACCTTTAGTGGTATTGACCGCCTTCCATTTATTTCTGAATTAATTCAATGTTGGCAAATTACTAATGTTGATTATTCTGAACTTCTTTATGGTGAAAATTCATTCGTCTTTCTAGACCCTCCTTATGATATTAAGGATAAACTATACGGTAAGAAAGGTAATATGCATAAAGGATTTGATCATGAGATGTTTGCAGCACGATGCTGTAACTCTAATCAAAAATGCATGATTACTTATAACTCTGATATCTTTGTTAAAGAAAGATTTCCTGGTTGGTATCAGCAAGATTGGGATTTGACTTACACTATGAGATCAACTGGTACGTACACTCGTGACCAGAAAGAACGAAAGGAACTTCTTTTACTTAATTATGAAACAGTACAACCATCCCTTGACGGACTATTTGAAGACGATCAACGAGACCAAGGATAATCTCATGGATGGTGATGACCCAGGATGGGAAAAGGAATATCCTTCCTGGGTTATTACCAAATGCATGTCTTCCCATTATGACACGGTTATGATGGCAAATGAGATGAATATGTTTCATCAGTTGCCTGGTAAACTTCAATACGATTTCTATATAAATACGATCAGGAAGAGAAAGCGTTTCTCGCCCTGGGAAAAGAAAGTTAAACTAGATGATCTTGAGTGTGTCAAAGAGTATTATAATTATAGTACCGAAAAAGCACAGGCAGTTCTGAAGTTACTAAATAAAGAACAACTTGAATTTATTAAATCGAAATTAAACCGTGGAGGAAAAAATAATGGCGCAAGTTGCTGAGGTACAATGGTCTCGTGAAAGCATGGTTGAGGTTAAACTTTCTCAACCTGATGACTTTCTAAAAGTTAGAGAAACTCTTTCAAGGATTGGAGTTGCATCACGAAAGGAAAAGAAACTCTATCAATCCTGTCATATTCTGCACAAGCAGGGTAAATATTACATCGTTCACTTTAAAGAGTTGTTTGCTTTAGATGGCAAGACAGCAAACCTGACTCAGAATGATGTCCAACGTCGTAATCGTATTACTCAACTTCTTTCTGACTGGGGACTGATTGAGATTGTAAATGAGTCAGCAATCACTGACATTGCACCACTCAATCAAATCAAAGTCCTTTCGTACAAAGAAAAGAACGAATGGGAACTTGAGTCAAAGTACAATATTGGTAAAAAGAAAACTGCTCCTGCAGTAGCATAATATTTTTAAGAAGGTAGAAATGCCTTCTTTTTTTTGTATATTTAATAAATAACTTGTGTTTATTTTTATTAGAAAAATGCTTCCTAAGGTTTCCGAAGGAGCAGACAGAGAAGAGAAAAGAGAATGGTTAAGTGACCTTGTTAGGATTGTTATTTTAATCTGGTCTGCTGGACTTTTAACTGCCTCCTATGTGAGGTTACCAAGTGGTCAAAAAATCATGGATTTTGACCCAACTTTCATCGCTTCTGTTTTCTCTGGATCCTTAGCTGGATTTGGTATTGCTGCTGCTAAGGCAGGACAAACACCAGGCGCTAATGGTAACGGTGGATCTCTTCCTGAAGCACCTGTATATGCTGCTAAAAAAGAAGAAGATAAAACTGAACCAGAAGTTCAACCATTATGGTCTGAACCAGAACCAACCCCAGAACCACCACTGGTATGGGAAGAACCAGTTGCCGCTGAAGCACCTGCTGAAGAAATCCCTGCAGAAGTAGCACCAGTTGCTGAAGAAGCACCTACTGAGGAGAGACCTCGTAGAGGAGATCTTTGACGATGGAGTATATTTTATTCGCAATTGTTGGTCTGACTGAGGTTGGACCCAATCTTTGCAAGGTAGATTATATGAGATATGTTGATGTTGAATCTGTAACTCTACCTTGTAACATCATTAAAAAGGAGAATCCAAATGCAAAAACTAATTAACGTTCTAGCAGTTGCCTCGTTTGTCATGAGTGCATCTGCTGTAGGTGCTGGCGTGTATGCTTACATGAATAGAGAAACTCTAATCGAGCAAGCAAAGCGTGAGATCATCGAAGCAGTTACACCCAAAGGTGTAAAAGAAATCACAGAGAAACTACCATTCAAATTGTTCTGATGTACCGAGTAAAGCGAGAAGGATTCGCAGGAACCTGGACTATCTATTTTCAGGACAATGTGAATGACAGTCCAAAGTGGACGACAAGTAGATCTAAAGCAGCCGTGTTTGCTACAGAAGATGAAGCAATGTTACATGCCAATCAAAGCGGTCTATATACTATTATCTTGGAGAAAGTAGATGACGACAACTCCAGCAAAAGAAAAGCGTAAAGAAGAGAAGGACAACATTTTTGTTGATATGCTATACAATATCGTAGTTTATATTCCAGTGTTGGTTATCTCTTGGATCTGGGAAAAGGTCTCAGATTGAAAACTTAGCAGACAATTTCTTAGCAATCTTTTTAGCGGGGGCAAACAGAGGTTTAAATCTCTTTTGCCCCTCTTTTGTGAACTTGTCTGCGATCACATCATCAATAATAATTTTGTTGTCAAGTTCATAGAGAGAATTTATCTCAACTTGATCTCGAATATACTGCTCTACATTATCGACCTTCTCTACAAGTCGTGTGCCAGTAGCAGAGTATTCAAACACATCAATATGTCCCTCGTCTGCCAGCACATAATGTAGTACTGGTTTGACTTGTTTGATCTTGATTTTGAACTTCTTTTTCGTTGCTTCTTTGATGAGTGGTTCAGCAGCGTTCTTAAGAGCGTTGAGTGCAGTCGTTGCCACCATTGTAGAAGCAGTGGTCACAACTGCCACAGCACCTGCTGTGGCGACCAGGGAGGGGTCTGGTAGATTGATATTCAAACCAGCTACCGTAAGTGTGGGAGTTGTAGGTTGCGCTGGAACCTCTACAACGGGAGTTATAGGTTGGGGGGTTTGGATTGCTGCTGGCAGTTGAGGGGGAGGGGTAGGATCTGGCAACCCTCTATTCTTTGTAGCATCTTCTTGTGCCTGCTTTTCTTTCTCTGCTCTTACAGCAGCATCAAACTCTTCCTGTGTTGGTACGTTGATTACAGGATAAGGTATCCTTGTGTTTGGCACATCAACAACAGGAACTTCAAGACCACGAACCACGGGTTGTTCCATACTACGAATTATTGGTCTCTCTATGGTGGGAATGATAGAGGGACCAGCGATTCGATTGATGTTTGTATTTTGGACCTTAATCGGATTATTTCCGATGATGGGTATCAGATTAGGATTATCGATTGGATCCATTTACAACATCCTTTACGTTTGGATATTTGACAACTACGTCAGCACAGATTTTGTAGTAAGGACTATCTGGGTGGAATGAGATACCAGATTTGATTGCTTCACCACACTTTAATAATCTAACCAATTCGAAATCCAATCTTGCCTTGTCTGCTTCTGCCTTCTGTCTTTCGATTTCTGTCTCTGCTCTTCTTTTGCACAATTCCATTAATGTAGTATCTAGTGGAATATTGATACCTGCAGAGATACCATAGTTTCCATTACGGGACGTAAATGTTTCTGGATCTTCACTACTGTTGTTACTTCCTAATGCGAAGGGGGATACGCTAAACGTCGCCCCCTGACAACTAACCCCTCCTCCGTAGGTATTAAGTGCGTATGGACCTTGTAATACTTGTACTGCTTGATTAGTAACGTTGCCAGTGGCAGAGGCGCTAGGACCAGCAATGTTAGTATTAGAAGGAGCGGGAGTACTTTGCGAGTAAACTGGTAATGTCCCACAACTAATCACTGCGTAAAGACAGAGATTGATGTAGTGGTTGATTGAGTTTCTGTTGATCGATCTATCCATGTTTCTTTTGCCACGCCAGGTCCAAGGTATGTTTCACTGAACTGGAATGGAGCACCTTGAGTCATGATGCTATAGTTGGCACCACGTTGAGGATTTCCAGGAATGTTAATATTAGTTCCAGTTACAGTATAAGATTCTCCAGTTGTATATTCAACTTGGCGAATAGTTTCTATAATTTTTGTAGTTGATTCTGTTGTAGCGTTGATTGTGCCTCTAGTAAAATTAGGCACAACACTTTCTGCTAGGGCAGGTGAAGAAGTCCCTAGCAGGATCAAACCTGCTAGGAGATATTTCACTTGAACACACTCAATTCGATGGTTCTTTGTCCTGTAGCAGTAGTGCCAGCACCACCAGCAGTAACGGTAGGAACACCAGTTGTTGATAGAGTACCAGCAAGAGTTCCCTTATCACCACCAGTTTGAGTTACGCTATCTCCATAAAGATTTGGAGTTCCGATAACGCCATTAGTAACTGTCTGTGAAGTTACAGGCGTATCAGCAGCGTTGAAACTCTCACTGAATGAGAATGCTTGACCAGCAGTATTGATATCGTAGGTTCCAGCACCACCTACACCACCAAAGGATGAGGATTGGATGTTAGTTCCAGAAACGGAGTAAGAAGCACCAATTCGGGTAGATTGAACAGCAGCACCATCAACTTTCAATTGAACAGAATCAGTAATTCTTGATGTAATTTCAGCAGCATTAACTGGAATAGCAAAGAATAACGAAGAGATTAAAAGTAATCTTTTCATTTTTCTTGTATGGAATAAGACCGTATTATTTAGTATTTTAAGTATAAATAGTAACGAGACCTTTCGTGCGGTCTCTACAAAAGTCGGAACACCCTAAAAAGAGGTTCGGTTTTTACCGCTCCTCTTTTTTTCGTTTCTTGTATAATTAGTATTGGATGCCATATGGGTCCTCAAAACACAAACTCGCTTTTAAAGGAGCTACAATAATGAATCTCACTAGGTACAGTGCTGCAGATCTTCCTACTTTGATGGAAAGGATCACACGCAATAGTATTGGAATGGATGAATATTTTGATCGTCTATTTAATGTTGAAACACAAACAAACTATCCCCCATACAATCTTGTTCAAGTAAATAATGTAGAATCTCATTTAGAAATTGCATTAGCAGGATTTAAAAAGGAGGAAGTACATGCGTACACGGAGTATGGAAAACTTTTTGTCGAGGGTGAAAAATCAAACACAGATTCGGACAGGACGTTTATCCACAAGGGCGTGGCTAGCAGAAGTTTTAAACGAGCGTGGACTTTATCCGACGACACAGAGGTACGAGAAGTTACCTTTGAAGATGGACTCCTTAGAATCGTCCTCGGAAAAGTAGTTCCAGAGCATCATGCTCGTAAAGATTATCTATAAATAGTTACGCCAAATATCGTCGGCGCTGGGAGTCCTTGACAAAGACCAAGGACTCCCTTATAATGTAAATTCTTATTATACTATTATGGGAATCAAAGTTGTTAAATTAAAATCTGGTGAGGATATTGTTGCGGATGTATCTGAGGTGCAACATAAAGAAACTGGTGTCAGGCAGGCATTTGTTTTTCATAGACCATATAAAATTTTTATTGAAAAGGAAGTTGTTCCTGGAACTGAAGGGAGAAACCAGCAATACACTGGTAGAATTCTTTTGGAAACGTGGCAACCACTCACTCACGATGAAGAAATTGCAGTGAATCCTGATTGGGTTGTATCTATTGTTGAACCTATTATGTCTGTCATGGAGGCATATGGACAAACCCTCAAACCAATCGAAGAAGCAAAGGCAACATTCGGAGCAGACGTTGCTACTGAAGCGAATATTAAAATCGTGGATAATAAATAATAATAATAAATCTCATTTAGCGTCTGTGAAATCGTTTCAAGAACTCAGGTTAACCCTGATGTATCATGACAAACTCAACCTTAAATTTTGGGAAGGGTTTGAACTTAGACAGGAAGTTGCATCTAAACTTCTTGAGATTGGATATAAGTGGGCAGAGTTTGCAAAGATTCCTCAGGAATCAATCAGAGATATTATTCTAGTTGGTGGTAATGCCAACTTTAATTACACAAGATTCTCTGATTTGGATTTGCATTTGGTTGTAGATAAAACTCAGATTGCTAACTGTCCTGAACTGTTAGATGATTACCTGAGGGATAAGAAACAACTGTGGGCATTGATGCATGACATTAAGATCTATGCCCATCCTGTAGAACTTTATGCACAGGACATCAATGATCCACTTCCAGCAGGTCAGGGAGTGTATTCACTCCTCAATGGCAAGTGGATTAAGGAACCTCAGAAGCAGCAGGTGGATCTGACAGACCCCTTGCTTTTTAAGAAGGTTCATGATATGATGGAAAAGATTGACGACCTGATCGAAAATCAAGCAGATGATCCAGCAGTTCTCCGAAAACTGAAAGACAGGATCAGAGACATGCGAGCATCTGCTATTCAACAAGGTGGAGAGTTTGCACTTGAGAACTTAGTGTTCAAAGAGTTACGCAATCGTGGATACCTTGATAAACTTTCAAAACACATTAGAGACATCGAAGATCGTAAGTTATCACTATGACCGTTAAAGTTATTTTATTGAAATCTGGTGAAGATGTAATTTCTGACGCACAAGAAATTCTCGATAAATCAAATGAAGGTATCGTTGCATACTTTCTAAAGAATCCTTATGTAATGCAATTGCAGACAACCGAAGAAGAAGTTGATGAGATTGTCGCTGATGGCGATACTGCAAAAACACCTAAGATTAAATTTCAAGTTGCATATACTCATTGGGCACCTCTTTCAAAGCAAAGAGAGTTTGTTATTCCCGCAGATTGGGTAGTTACAATTTATGATCCTCATGATAATATCATGAAGGATTATTGCAGTAAGCACAACATTGAGATTGAAGAAGATGGAATCAATCAAACTGATCCTGCTTAAGACAGGGCAATATGTAATCTCTTACATAACTGAAATGGAGATGGAACCTTCTGTGTTCCTTTCAGACCCAATGGAAATCATTGACGGAACTCTCCATAGGTTCCCTCGCTATGCAGGGCAGAGGAACATCTTGCTTTATTCGGACATTCTTGCTACAGTACTGGACCCAGACCCAGACATTCTTGCCAAGTATCAGCAGTCCGTTCCAAAAGATGACATTGATGAAGAACTTTTACAGTAATGTTTTCCTTTCTGGGGATAAGATCTTTTATATTGGTTACGAAAACGGCGAACGTGTTCAGTACCAAGAGGTCTTTTCCCCAGTTCTTTTTGCACCAACAAACACCAAAACTGAGTATAAAACTTTAGATGGTAGTTATGCTCAAGAAATTAAATTTAGCAGTGTTAAGGATGCAAGAGAATTTATTGACAAGTATAAAGAGGTAGAGAATTTTAAAATTTATGGAAACGATAAATTTCTCTATCAATATATCAGCACTAAATTTCCTGAAGAGGAGATTAAGTACGATACATCTCAACTAAAGATCTACACGCTTGACATTGAAACCTCATCTGAAAATGGGTTTCCTAATATTGCAGATACTTCAGAAGAGATCTTGTGCCTTACCATTAAAGATTTCACTACAAAGAAGTTGATTGTTTGGGGTACTCGTGAGTATACAAATACAAGAAATGATGTTGAGTATCGAGTTTTCTGGAAAGAAGATGACATGTTCAAAGATTTTCTTGCATGGTGGGCAAAGAATACTCCAGATGTTTTGACTGGTTGGAATGTTAAATTGTTTGACGTTCCCTATATTTGCCGACGAATAGATCGGGTACTTTCTACCAAGTACATGAGGTCACTTTCACCATGGAATAAAGTAAATGAAAGAGAAGTCGAAATCAAAGGACGGAATCATATTTATTATGATGTCATTGGTGTTAGCGTTCTTGACTACCTGGATCTTTATCAGAAGTTTACTTACACTAACCAAGAGTCCTATCGTCTCGACCACATCGCAAGTGTGGAACTGGGTCAACAAAAACTAGACCACTCTGAGTTTGAAACCTTTAGGGATTTCTATACACAAAACTGGCAAAAGTTTGTTGACTATAACATTCATGACGTAGAACTTGTTGACCGTTTGGAAGACAAGATGAAACTAATTGAATTGGCATTGACTATGGCATATGATGCTAAGGTTAACTTTGAAGATGTGTACTATCAAGTACGCATGTGGGACAGCATCATTTACAATTATTTAAGTAAAGACAACATTGTTATTCCTCCAAATGAACGCCATGAAAAGGATTCAAAGTATGCTGGTGCTTATGTTAAAGAACCTATTCCTGGGATGTATGAATGGGTGGTCAGTTTTGACCTCAATTCCCTATACCCTCATCTCATTATGCAGTACAACATCTCTCCAGAGACACTGCAAGAACAAAGACACCCATCTGCAACAGTAGATAGGATTCTTAATAAAGAATTAGATTTATCAAATCTATCTGGAAAAACTGTATGTGCCAATGGTGCATTCTATGACACCACATCTCAAGGATTTCTTCCTAAGTTGATGCAAAAGATTTATGAAGAACGTACCGTTTATAAAAAGAAGATGCTTGCAGCAAAGCAAGAGTATGAAAAGAATCCTGATCCAGAACTAGTAAAAGAAATTGCCCGCTGTAATAACATTCAGATGGCACGAAAGATTCAACTCAATTCTGCTTATGGTGCTATTGGTAATCAGTATTTTCGTTATTATAAGTTAGCAAATGCTGAAGCAATTACTCTTTCTGGTCAGGTTTCTATCCGTTGGATTGAGAATAAGATGAATGGTTACCTAAATAACCTATTGCAAACGGAGGAAGTCGATTATGTTATCGCATCCGATACCGACAGTATCTATCTTAACCTTGGACCTCTTGTTACTAAATTCTTTAGTAATCGGTCTGGCGATAAAGCAGCAATTGTTTCAATACTGGACAAGATCTGCCAAGAAAAACTGGAACCTTTTATTGAACATTCATATCAGGAACTGGCGACGTATGTTTCGGCATATGATCAAAAGATGAGCATGAAGCGAGAGAACATCGCTGACAAGGGTATCTGGACTGCAAAGAAACGCTACATTCTAAATGTATGGGACAGTGAAGGGGTTCGCTATGCAGAACCAAAACTTAAAATGATGGGTATTGAAGCGGTCAAATCTTCTACTCCTGCACCATGTAGGACTAAGATTAAGGAAGCACTAAAGATCATCATGACTAAAACTGAAAGTGATCTCATCGAGTTTATCGATCAGTTTAAAAGTGACTTTTTTAAAATGACACCTGAGCAGATCGCCTTCCCCCGTAGCGTCAATGGGTTGACAAAATGGAAAGACCCTGTTACGCTATACAAGAAGAGTTGTCCAATCCATGTACGAGGAGCACTCTTGTACAATTTTCAATTGAAGAAACACAAACTAACCTATAAGTATCCTCTTATTCAAGAGGGAGAAAAGATTAAATTTGTTTATCTACAAACACCCAATCTTGTTGGAGAAAATGTTATCTCATTCATTTCTAATTTTCCACAAGAAGTTAATATTAGTAAGAACGTAGATTACAAATTGCAGTTTCAAAAATCATTCCTAGATCCACTCAAGATTATTCTTGATGTTATTGGATGGAAAACAGAAAAAGAAGTTAACTTGGAGTTTCTATTCGTATGAGCATTTTTGATACACTTGCCAAAGAGGCAAAGAATGATTATGCCAAACTTGTTTCGGACGGTATTACCACTGGAGACGAGCAAAAGTTTATTGGTACAGGATCATATATCCTGAATGCATTGCTTAGTGGTAGCATTTATGGTGGTATCCCCGACAATAGGGTTACTGCTATTGCTGGTGAGCAGGCAACTGGTAAAACATTTTATGCCATTGGCATTGCTAAGCATTTTCTGGATGCAAATCCAGAGGGTGCTGTTTTCTATTTTGATAGTGAAGCAGCAGCAACTGGAGATTTATTTAAGAATCGTGGACTCGATGCAGATCGAGTATGGCATTTCCCAGTGGACACTATCGAAGAGTTTCGTACTCAGATCATTCGCATCCTGGATAATCTTTTGAAGACAAAGGAAGAGGATCGTAAACCCCTCTTGATTGTCCTGGACTCCCTCGGTATGCTAGCATCGTCGAAGGAACTGGAGGATGCCCTTGCTGACAAGCAGGTTCGTGACATGACTAAGACCCAATCGATCAAGTCAGTATTCCGAATCATTACCAGCAAACTGGGTAAACTGAAGGTCCCCATGATTGTTACCAACCACACCTATAAGACCATGAACATGTATGGTGATCAATCTGATATGGGTGGTGGTAGCGGTCTTAAGTATGCTGCATCTACAATCATGTACCTGTCTAAATCTAAAGAGAAGGATGGTACAGATGTTGTAGGTAACATCATTAAGGTGAAAGCAAACAAATCACGTTTTACCAAGGAGAACTCTCAAGTTGCAACTCGACTCTTCTTCGATTCCCGTGGACTGGACAAGTATTACGGATTATTGGAACTGGGTGAGAAGTACTCAATATTCCTTCGCAAGGGAAATCGTATCCTTGTTGGTGAATCCTCTGTTTATCCTTCTGCTATTCTTGCCGATCCCGAGAAATACTTCACGGAAGAAATAATGGAGAAACTTGATTGGGCAGCAAATCAGGAGTTTAAGTATGGAACAGAAACGAATTGAAGATTACATCAAAGTTTATGATGATATTATTCCTGGAAATCTTTGCGATGAATTGATTGTAAAATATCAACAATCTGATCCAGAGTTTGTCGATAATGAGGGCAGACCTAAATTTCATCATTTAACTTTAGAACCTGATATCTCTAAATCTTTACTGGAGATTGTTAGATTATCTTTAGTAAAGTATGCCAATACTACAGGATTAACTTCTTGGATGCCTGAAAAGTATGCCGTAGAAGATTTTAGAATCAAAAGATATCGTATGGGCACAGACGATAGATTTTCTCCTCATGTTGATGTTGGAGATTATGCAAGTGCCAGAAGGTTTCTAGCATTCTTTATGTATTTAAATACAGTAAAAGAGGGTGGAGAAACTAACTTTGTCACTATCAATAAAAAAGTAAAACCCAAAAAAGGTAGATTGTTAATATTCCCTCCGCTGTGGACTTTTCCTCACGAGGGGAGACCTACTATTAGCGAAGATAAGTACATCGTAGGATCTTATTTGCATTACATATGAACTCACTTGAATTCACAATTTTAAAGAACCTCGTCAATAATGATGAATATCGTCGTCAGGTATACCCATACCTAAAGAAATCTTATTTTGAAAATCATGAGGTTCAACTCCTCTTTGGATTGATTAGTGAATTCATTTCAAAGTATGAGAAGTGTCCTACTAAGGAATCTCTTCATATTGATCTTCAGAATACAAAGTCATTAAGCGAAAATGACTTTCAAAATGTAACTACACTTATAAGCAAACTTGATGTAGATACAGTTGATTATCAGTGGTTAGTAGATTCCACTGAAGAGTGGTGTCGCAATCGTGCCATCTATCTTTCTCTTCTTGAGAGTATTAAAATTGCAGATGGCAATGACCAAGAGAAAGAGATGGGAGCAATCCCATCAATTCTTCAAGATGCAATCGCTGTATCCTTTGATAACAGGATTGGACATAACTATCTTGAAGATTTCTCAGCACGATTTGATTCTTATACACGAGTAGAATCAAAGATTCCATTTGATCTTCAAATGTTTAATAAGATCACCAAAGGTGGTTTGCCTAATAAGACGCTAAATATTGCACTTGCTGGCACGGGTGTCGGTAAGAGTTTGTTTATGTGTCATGTTGCAGCAGCAGCATTACTGCAGGGTAGGAATGTTCTCTACATCACTTGTGAGATGTCAGAGGAGAAGATTGCAGAACGTATTGATGCCAATCTTCTAGGTATTCCTATTCAAGATCTGTCTAGTTTGCCTAGGCAGATGTTTGAGACCAAGGTAGCGAACCTTAGTAAGAAGACCAATGGAAAACTTATCATTAAAGAGTATCCAACTGCTTCCGCTCATGTGGGACATTTTAGGTCTCTTCTTAATGATCTGTCTCTCAAGAGGAGTTTTCGACCCGATATTATCTTTGTGGATTACCTTAATATATGTACCTCACAAAGATTTAAAGCAAGTTTTGTCAACTCCTACACCCTCGTTAAGGGTATCGCTGAAGAGATTCGTGGTCTTGCTGTTGAGTTTAATGTTCCGATTGTTTCGGCAACACAAACCACTCGCTCTGGTTATGGTAGCAGCGATGTTGATATCACTGATACTAGTGAATCCTTTGGTCTGCCTGCTACTGCTGACCTTATGTTTGCCCTTATTAGCACGGAAGAGTCGGAGCAACTGGGACAAATTCTTGTAAAACAATTAAAGAACCGATACAACGATCTCACTATTCACAAAAGATTTGCAGTGGGTATTGACAGATCCAAGATGAGGTTGTATGATGTAGAGCAGTCGGCACAAGACGACATCCTCGACACCAAACACGAGGAGTTTGATTACTCCGATCACAAAGACAACATTCTTTCCAAGTTTAGTAAATTTTCTGATTTAAAGGTATGAGCAAAATCAATTTTGATCGTTATGAAGAGTTCGTTTCGGCAGTCACTTCTGATTGTTCAACGAATTTTGTTGACTTCGCTGATCGTATTGGCGAGTTGGATCGTGAGGGTGCCAATATTGAACGACTTCTCACTGCTGGTGTTGGCATTAATGCTGAAGGTGGTGAGTTCCTTGAGATCATTAAGAAGATGGTCTTTCAAGGTAAGCCTTGGAACGCAGATAATCGAGAGCATCTTATTATTGAGTTGGGTGATATTATGTGGTATGTAGCACAAGCAACCATAGCATTGGGTGTCTCGTTTGATGATGTTCTTGCTACCAACGTTAAGAAACTAGAAAAGCGTTATCCTGGTGGCTCCTTTGATGTCTATCACTCAGAGAATCGTAAAGCAGGCGATCGGTAATCTAAATACTGGTAAACAGTATTTGAGTAATGCCTACTAGATCAAAAATAGTCAATACCGATCTTGTTTACCGAGAATTGACAAACGTAAATGCCAAAGACAGATCTTCCTACGGGTTAAACCATTATAGTAGATTCACTTTTAAAAAAGTGGTTAATAATATTATACGTGGTAGATTTGTCTCTGGTGGTATTTCTGAATCTCAATACATTTCAAATGTTGAGAAGTTTAAAAATTTCCTAACCGATATATTTGGACAGGTTGAGGTTAGTAATAAAGATTTAGTTTACAGATTAAAAGTTAAACGTAAATCAAGTGGTCATGTAGTAATTGATTTTTATTATATTGATACTGATGTAGCAAGAGATATTAATGAAGGTCAACTTTATGAACGACAAATGATTCAGAAGTTGAGGAATGCTAACTATACAACTCAATTAGAAGCAGAAGAAGTTCCAGGTCAGGATGTAACTATTACTGTTAATGATGTTTCTGTTGGAATTGAATTGAAAGAAAAACCTGGAGCAGCATTTGGATCTGCTACTCTAGAATTCACTGGTGGTCACTGGAGATTGAAACCATCTACAAAACAAAATCCAGCAATACCATCAATTGTTACTGAAGTTAGAGCACTTGAAAAGATTAATGAACAATGGTACACTAACAAAGGAAACTACACTCCAAATCAAAGAGCAACAAAACAAGATCAGCAAATTCTAGGTGAGGTTAGAATTCCTATTCAAGCAAGGCACATTCGAGAATACTATAAAAAATGTGACTACATTAATATCAAAGGTAAAGGGTTATACAAGTTAAAATCAAATGACCCTCTTAATTTGGGTGCAACCTTATTTGATCCAACTGATTCATATATTAGAGTGCGAGTTCAAGATAAGTCAAATACTTATCGATATGCTTTAGAACTTTATATGGGAACCATAAGAGTTAGTTCTATTCGTACTGGTCTTGATGGAGACCTTAGATTTCTTGAAGGATAAATAAAAATAAAACGATTGATGAAGTTTTCTAATTTTAAGAATAAGGCGATGCAGACCTCGTACAGGCATGGAAACCTGTACGAGGTTGGTTCGTATGTGCAAAATGTAAATGGTGAAGTTGGTAAAGTTCATCGTCGTGGACCAAACTATGTCATTGCAATTACTGAGGAAGGAGAAATGTTTAGATCTTGGGTATCTGATATTAAGGAATATAAGCAGTGGAATAAGTCAGGGGATACTGCAGATCATCGTCTTGTCGGAACTGATGCATTTAGAAAACTTACAAGTGATATGACACCAGGATCTGATTATGACATGTGGAAGAAACCTTCCGAAGTAAGGCAACGTATAAATAAAACTAAACCAGTTAAAGAAGAAACGATGAATACCACTGTAAGATTGTCTGCGTGGATGCTTGGATTGAACCTTGCTGAGCAGCAAGAGATTGCTGCTAAAGTTGATGAAATTATTCTTGAGAATAATACAGAAGAGAAACTTTGCGAAGCAATTGATACTCAGTTTGGGACTGAGCGTATGAAGGATCTTGCTGCAGAGTATATTGAAATCCTCAGTGAAGTTAAGATGGATGGTAAGGATGACAACGGATTCAAGTCATGCTGGAAAGGATATAAGAAGCAAGGCACCAAGGTAAAAGGTGGCAAAGAAGTTAATAATTGCGTCAAAGCAGGTTTTGAAGCAGAGGGTGAGATGATCGAAGAGAAGAAGAAACTCGATCCTGTTGGTAAGGAAGATGGTGATGTGGACAACGATGGTGATAAGGACGCATCTGATTCTTATCTCCTCAAGAAGCGTGCTGCAGTTACTGCTGCAATTAAAGGTAAGACAAAGAAAGAAGAGTTCTCTTCATGGAGATCTGAACTTTCTGAGAAAGCAGGTAAGTACGTAGAAGTCAATCCTAAGATTGAAGATAATGCAGATCCTGATTCAGTTTTTGATAAGAACAAGAAACTGAAGCACGCTGATAAAGCGGTTAAAGAGGAAACAGTTTCTGAAGAGTGTGGATGTGATAGTGGCAAAGAAGATTGTGGTTGTGAGAAGTGTCTTGCAAAGAAAGCATCTAAGGTAAAGCGTGTTAAGTATCAAGATGGAGTCAACGAAGAAGTTGATAAGAAGAAGAAAGAAGATATCGTCAAGGGTATGAAGAAAAATATGGGTGATCTGAAGGCACGTTATGGTGAAAAAGCAAAGAATGTAATGTATGCTACTGCCACAAAGATGGCTAAGAAGTGATATATAAATTGACCCTATTTGGTGAACGTTATGACTTCTTTTTTACTTTCTCTGGCATACAAAATCGTAGATGCCGCTGTTGCTAAGATCCCTGATGATGCAGAACTCGGTGATAAGCTCATCGATCTGTGTCTTCTGATTGTACGTAAAGCAGTTAAACTGACTAAGACCACTGCAGACGACGAACTGTTTGCAAAGGTTGAAGCAGCAATTCGAACACGTGAAGAAGCGTGATAACCTGCTAGGAGGGGTAACCCTCCTTTTTTTATAAATATGTTTAGAAAGTAATTTCATTTAATATTAGGAGTATACTCATGCCTCTCTGGGGAAAAACAGAAACTGACGAATCAAAACCAAAGTGGTTAGATAATGTAAACAAGGTAGGTCTTGCTGAAGATTGCTTTGCCACTGAGCAAGGATGGGTTCTGCGTCATTACAAAGGTGCTGATAAAAACACTGCACGTTATTGGGATGAAGTCCTGGTAGCAATTGGCGGTCTTGCTGGTGGTACTTCCACAACCTCTGCACTCGGAGAGGCAGACATCACCGCTGTATTCTTTGAGCAGGAAGCACTTGCACAAGGCGATACTGGAACCGTTGTTGTTATTTACAACGAGCAAGTTGATGTTGATACCACTGGTGGCACACCAACTATTAATGTCCTTGGAACTGTAACTGGTCCAATTGCTGCATCTTATGCCCGTGGTACTGGATCAAACCGTCTTGAGTTTGACTTCACCGTTCCTTCTGAATTAACCGCTCAAGATCTTTCTATCTCAGGTACTGACATTGCACTGAATGGTGGTACTATCTTTGATAAGGGTACTTCAGTTGCTTCTGAACTTGCTTACACTACTATTCTTGGTGCAGGTGGATCTGGCGATGATCTAGTTCTCACTATTGCATGATAATCTATGAAATTTGATGAGTTGAATGAGGATAACTACCTCTTCTTTGCCATTCAAAATTATGATAATCCTCAGGCAGTAACCAAAGAGGATTTCTATGATGATCTTAAGAGATTTAAGTATTTGAAAAGGTTGCTTAAAACTTATGTTAAAACTGGCAACCTTAAACTACATTTAATATTAAATCACATGATCATC